GATGAATATCAATATGCGATGGAAACAGAACATTTCGCAGATTATGTCACATTCCAGTTTAGGAAATGCTATTACTTCTGTGTCGGTTTCTATGTATCAGGCACCTGAACTCCTCACAACTTTCATTACCCCTGACCTTACTCAACCCATTCCCCAGTTACAGGTTCTTCCTTACGTAAAGACACAGGAATATATCAAGCAGATGTCTGCCCTTACTGCTGGTTCTTCCGTTCAGGTTGTTTCTGATAGTATTAAACTTTCGCAGGTTCCTCGCAAGGTTTATCTTTTCTGCCGTCATCAGCGTTCTACTTCTACACAGAATACTGCCGATAGTTTCCTTTCTATGGAAAATCTTTCTATCCTTTGGAACAATCAGTCGGGTCTTTTCTCGTCTGCTACTCCTCAGGACTTATATCGCATTTCCAAAGGCAACGGTCTTAATCAGACTTGGTCGCAGTTTAGCAAATATCGTGGTTCGGTTTTCTGTGCCGAGTTCGGTAAAGATATTGGTCTTCTTGATAGTGAAGCACCTGGTTGTCAGGGTCAATACACCATTCAGGTTCAGGCAACTATGAAAAATCAGTCTGCTTCTTCTTTTACTGGTGAGTTCTACATGGTTATTCTTAACGAAGGCACTTTCTCAATCTCCGAGAACTTTGCTCGTGCTTCACTTGGTAATCTTAACCAGCAGATGGTTCTTATGGCTAAACAGTCGCCTGAACTTCATCACCTAACCTACTCGCAGTTACAGGGTGGTGGGTTTTTCAGCGGTCTTAAAAACATCGTGAATAAGATTGCTCGTGGTGTCGGTGCTGTTGCTAATAATCCTATTACACAGACACTTGTAGGTGCTCTTGCCCCCGAGTTTGCCCCTGCTCTTGGTATGGTAAGTAAAGTAGCAAGTGGTGTTCGTGGTGTAACTGGTGGCGGTGTAAGCGGTGGTCGTCTTTCAGGTGGTCGCAAAATGAAGCGTCTATCTCGCCGTTAAAAAAGTATAGCAAAAAATAATATTTCAATTTTTAAAAGAAAAAAACACATTAGATTTTAAAAATTAAAATTATTTAGCAAATAATATATATTATAAAAAAAAATATTTGTATAATATATAAAATGTCATTAAATCATATATTGAAAGAAACTGTTCCTGATGACGAAAAACTTGATGTAAAGTTTGGTATTGTTGAATGCGATGAAATTATATTTGATAATAATATTAGCGGAAATTATTATGGTTCTGTATCTCCTGTTACAGCAGGTCAAAACTTTGCGTCTGATTTAGTATTAACTAATCCAATTGCTAATATGTGTAATCGTATTGGCGACGCATTTAATGTTGCTTATAGTGGACGTGCTACAATGTCATCTCCTACTGCTCTTTCTACATTTTTTATTACTGCCCCTTATCCTGCTAAAATTAGGGAATTAATTGCTGGTGGTGGTGGTGATATTATTAATATAAACACTTTATTTACAGATGGTTCGGCACATATTTCAACACAAACAACTGATGAAAAAGGGCATCATTTCTATGTTTCTTCATCAGAACCTGCTCCTGGTTTAGAAACAACTCACATTAAAGTTAATTTCGCATCTATTGGTAAAGTCCCTGCTACTACTGGTGGATTTGATATTGAATGGCGATTTCTTCATAATTCTGCTGGTAATCCTCCCCTTTAATTAATGGTTGGGTTCAATTTCTTATTTAAATTGTATTTAGCAAAAAATAAATATATTATTATAATATATAACTCAATGTCAATTAATCATATTTTAAAAGATGTTGTCCCTGACGATGAGAAATTAGATGTTAAGTTTGGAATAGTTGAAGCAGATAATTTAGAAATAACGACTGGAACTTTTGAAAACTTAATAGTAGATAATTTAGGCGTTGATAGTGGTGCTGTTATTGAAAGTCTATTAGTAAGAACTGGATTGACGGTTCGGTGTCCTCTTATAAGCGAGGAATTAATTAGAACAACTGAAACGGTTGAAGCGAAAGCACATTTATTTAAAAGTTTTCCATTCCTCAATTCTACTACTATTGGTCCAAACGAGGCAATATCAGGCGAACAATTAGTAAATGGAATGCTTATTTTTGATGATGCCTCTAAAATTAATTTTGATTATAGAATGCCCTATAAAATTGATTTGGATACTTATTTAGGTTTTTCAGGTTCAGAAGAATACGCATTTAGATTTAATGTTGCTATTTTTGCTACTATACCGAGTGGAACTACTTTAAGATTAACCGCAGATGGAACACCTAATAATGGAGTATCTTTTAATTTTACAGGAACATATACGAAACTTCTTCCTCACGTAGCAGGTGAAGAAGATAGTTATAATTTTATTTGCGTTCGTCAATCCGATGGTAATTATATTATTTATGGTTAAATATACTTTTTCTAAAAGTATAAAGTATAGAAAAATATATATTATAAAAAAAAAATATTTATATAATATATAAAATGAGTTTAAATCATATAGTTTATGAAACAGTTGCTGATAATGAAAAACTTGATGTTAAGTTTAAAAATGTTTATTGCGACCAAGTTATAACTGGTTCAGGACCGTCACCAAGTGCCGATGGTTATATTAACGCACAAACTGGTGCGGTTCTTTCAACTCCTACTGCTAATGTTAGTTTAACAACATTCCTTCCTTCTTCTGCTACTGGTATTAAAAATCATTCTACATTTATTTGGACTTTCAAGTTTGAATTACAACTATTAGCACAGATGACTAATTTTTATATTGATGCGAGATTACCTGATAGTATTAAAACTTATTTTGATGCTAATCCTACTGCTTTTACTACTTATCAAATGTCTATAAATGCTATGTCTAACACAATTGAAACAAATACAACGGTTGTTCCTGCTTCTATGTATTATGCGAGTGAAATCGTTAAACATACATCAGATACGGTAAGATTTAGATTTCTTTCTTCTAACGGCAATCAGACTGGACCTGTTCCTAATCAGCAGAATTGTAACGTTCAGATAATATTTAGCGGACCTGCGAATTAATTAAATTATATTTAGTAAAATAAAATATATAAAATATATAATTATTATATATGTATAATTGGACGCCTTTATCTATGGTTCTTCGTCAAGAAGATGCTATAAAAAAAAATAAAGTATCTGTTGTTGCTCGTGGTAAAGATGGTTTCTTAACCGAATATAAAAAATATAAAACTCCTACTGCTATGAAAAAACAAATTGCTCCTGGCGGAAATATTACTTGGGAACAAAAACGAGATGCTTATTTATCTCGTAGTGTTCCACAATATAGAACTAATCCTACTTATCGTCGCTGGTTGAGTTTGGTTGCGTGGGGATATACTAATCCAGTTTTACATGAAAATCACCCTGAATAAATTAAATATTAGCAATAAAAGCAATAGCCATTAAAATTGTAATACTTAAAATAAAATAATCATAATCTGTATCAGGTTTATAATTACATAATTCATTATAACAAGTATTTTCCATTTGTTTTATCATATATAATTATATTATATATTATAAAATTAAATAATTAAGTCAAAAAATAAAACATTTATTAATCTTCAAAATTAGAATATAATAATGTCATAGAACTAACGACATAATCCGCATCAACGCTTTTAAATAAACTTCTATATTCTTTATTACTATATTCACGCATTCTAAATCTTACGCAAACGTGTCGTCCGCAAGTGTTAATAGTATTAGCCATTTTTTGAAACCTTGTTTTATTTTGATTTAATTTATAATTTGATTTTTCTATTAAAGCAGTTAAGTGCCCTACTTGTTCGCCATTATGGAGTTGTAAATTATAATCGCTAAACTTTAACTCTTCGTCCATTTGAAAAGCATAAGGGTCAAAAAAATTAAGTGTATTCGCATTTTCTTTAAATATTAAACACCAATGACCGTTATTATTAGTTTTTTGATATAACATTATTATTCCTTCTTTTCCTTGAAAACACGCATCAATTGATTGACATTTTTCTAATTCTTCATATGCTATAACACGACATTTTCCTTCTGTTATTAATTCCATTTGTTCGCCAGTAAGTTCAACAAGTTCTGCCTTTTTGATTAAGTTTTTGATTGAATGCGACATTATATATTATATAAATATTAAATTAATCATCTATTTTAGGGAAATAACATGTTTTTTCTGTGATTACAAACTGCGGAAATGTTCTATAAACACAACACCACCTACTGTCTTGACTTAAAAACTTTTTAATTTCATGTTTAGTTAATCCACATTGATTTTGGAGGAACTTTTTTATTTGAAAAACTCCGCTTCCACTTCTTGGAAATACACACACAAATGTGCTTTCGTTTAATAATCTGCGAGTTGAACTATAATTGCTAATAAGGTGTGAAATCCACAACATTCTAACATTATAATGGCGTCCAGTTTCAAGGATACTATCTCGTAACCATTCTATATATCTCAACATTCTTTTGTCTTTTATACTTTCGCAATCATCAAAAACAACTAAACTATTTTCTAAATCTTCTACGGTTATTGGGTCATTTATTAAATGCTCGTCCATATCAACT